GGAGAAGGAATGAGGGATTGTTTTACGCGCGAAGTATGGGAGTCCATCGCCAACAGGAGGACGGTCTCGGTAGACGACGTGATGCGGATCTTCCCCGGCAAGCCCCGTCGGGCATATTGCAAGGCGCTGGAGAATTTGGAGCGCCACGGCGTAGTCAGCCTCAGGCGAGACGAGGGCGGCAAGAAGAGAGGCGCTGACGGTACTTACAACCCCGGCATATGGGACGTTGTCGGTCAGTTGCCCACGAAGAAGGCCAAGGGCAACGTTGACCGGCATGTCAGCATGACTGCTCTGGTCGCAAGAGCTGTGGAGGACAGAGGGACGGCGACGGTAGATGACCTGCTCCCAATGTTTCCCCACGTAACGCGCAAGCAGTTGATTGCGGCCATCAAGAACGCAAAACAAGTCGGCTATCTGCGAATCGTGAGTCTCGGGACCATGAAGGGAGGGCCGAGGCATGGGAACCACCCGAGCACCTACGCGCCTGGCAACAAGAAGCCTGGCAAGTACCCCAACCAACCTCCAGTAGAGAGAAGGGTAATCAGCAGTGTCTTTGCGCTGGCTGGCGAATCCATCTTCATCCCGGCTGGTGAGGGTGTGAGGTACAGCCCTTTGGGTGAGTGGAACACGGCCGAAGACGAAGAGTTCGCGGCAGCTTGAGGCAACGGGCCAAGCCGGGCGCCGTTGGAACTCACAACAACGAAGAGGAGCGGGAAAGAAACATGAAGCGCGCTGAAATCCAACCCGCATGGCTCGTGAGCCTGCTCAATCAGTGGGCCATCCGGCAGATCCCGGGGCATCAGCTAGGTTACGCCTCGGGGTCGCACTGGATGCACGGCCTCAAGTCCTCTCCCTCCAGTTCCGTTGACCCAACCGGCTACGCAGCAAGGGACTACACGGACCTAGAAACAGCCCTGAACGACCTGATGGCGAACGGGACGAACCTATGGGCTGCTCTGATGATGTACTACAAGCCGTGGGTCATTCAGGCATTTAGGGATGAGGGCTACCCGTTCCAGACCTCCACGTACTACGACCGGTTGCATAGGGCGCACACCGAAGTAGCTAACGCCATGAACGCGGCCAAGGCTTCTCGTGATGCTTTGTTGCAACCTTCGGGCTTGACGAACGGTTGAGCTTGGAATATAAACGGGGAATTAGGGTAGGAGTGGAGTTGTCACTCTGAACCAGCGGGAGCCGAAAAGGCGGTTAAGCCGATGACCCGTTGAACATCGGTGAGCGCGGCGGGGTGATGCGCTTTCGCTAGGAAACCCCACAATTCCCCAAGGCTCGCTACGGCGGGCCTTTTCTTTTATGCGTTCCCGACCGGACAACATCAGTCATTCCCGGTGAGCCGGTGACTGGGGCGCACCTATTCGCAGCCCTCCTGCTTTGCCCGCCCTAACACGGCGGGCTTTTTTACATCTGGAGCCTCCCAATGAAGAAGCTTCGCGACCTCCTTCCCAAGAAGGTGCGGGACACGTACAAGAAATGATGCATCCCCTGCAAGATCGGCTCGTCGTTCGCCTGGACGAGAGCATCCCGAGCGCAGCCAAGTTCGGCCTGTGGGTTCCTCCCAAGACGGACGCATGGAGGGCCAAGGACGGTGCTGTGGAAGGCGAGAACCGGGGGACGGTCGTCGCTGCCGGACCCGGCAGGGTGACGAGCGAAGGCGTCCTGTTGGAGATGAGCGTCAAGCCAGGGGACATCGTTCGATTCAGCGAACTTGAGTACCCCACGGAGAGCGCGGACGGGCACAAGCACGTCCTTATCTCAGAACAAGATGTCCTGTGGGTTGAAGAGGCGGAAGAGGCGTAATCATGGCAGAGCGTAGACGTTGGCTCGGGCGGAAGCTGAGTGCCAAGGATCACCGCATGGCCAAGTACGGCATGACCGGTGACGACTACGCATTCATGTATGAGTACCAGCAGGGACAATGCGGCATCTGCAAAACACCCCAGTCGGAACTGAAACGAGCGCTGGCGGTTGACCACTGCCACGAGACGGGGAGAGTGCGCGGACTCCTATGCTCCAACTGCAACACCGCACTCGGTCTGTTGAAAGACCGCCAAGACCTGTTGGAGCGTGCCGCGCGCTGGCTCATGACCGAGGAAGAACTGAAGTGAGCGAGATAGGACGCCCGAGCGGCTATGACCCAGCCTATTGTGAGATGGTGCTGGCATGGGGGGCGGAAGGGAAATCCAAGGCGTGGATGGCCGCAAAGCTTGGGGTTGTTCGCCAGACTCTGGAGAACTGGGCGCAGGAGTATCCGGACTTTTTGGACGCCATAACGCGATCCCGCGACCTGGCGCAGGCGTGGTGGGAGGACATCGGGCAAGACCACATCCTGAGCAAACCCGGAGGCGGCACGCTTAACGCTGGCGTCTATAGCCGTTCCATGGCCGCCCGATTCCCCGAGGACTGGCGCGAGAAGACTGAAACGGCGCTCACTGGTGCCAATGGTGGCCCGGTGCAGATCGTCGCCACGCAGCACGACCAAGACCTGTAGTGCAGCTCACCGCCAGGCAGTTGCAGGCCCAAGCAGTGCTATCGGGCCCGGCGACCCATTGCATGCTGTTTGGGGGATCGAGAAGCGGTAAGACCTTCCTGCATGTGCGAAACGTGGTGTTCCGGGCGCTGAAGGCTCCGGGTAGCCGGCACGGCATCTTCCGCTTCCGGGCGCTGCACGTTCACGAATCCATCGTGTTGGACACCTTCCCGAAGGTTATGAAGCTGGCCTTCCCGGGTGTGCGGCACACGATGCACAAAGGGGATGGATACGCCTCGATCCACACGGGGACGGAGGACAGCGAAATCTGGTTCTCCGGCCTGGATGACAAGGAGCGCGTTGAGAAAGTCCTAGGCAAGGAGTTCGCCACCGTCTACTTCAACGAGTGCAGTCAGATCCCGATGGGGTCGGTGGATATCGCCCTGACACGTCTGGCGCAGGCGGTCGTTGAGAAAGTGCAGGGCAAGCCGGATCGACCGCTGAAGGTGCGGGCCTACTACGACTGCAATCCGCCGTCCAAGGCTCATTGGTCCTACAAGCGGTTCATTCAGAAGGTGGACCCAGAGACGGGTAAGCCGCTCCCCAACCCCGGCGATTACGCATCGTTTCAGATCAACCCCGGGGACAACGCAGAGAACCTGTCCTCGACCTATCTGGCGACCCTGCGGGGGATGAGCGCGCGGCTGCAAAAGCGCTTCCTGAAGGGCGAATTCGCGGATGCAACGCCGAACCAGCTTTTCCCGGAGCAAACCATCGACGCTTGGCGGGTGACTGATGGCTCGCTGCCTGAAATGGTGCGGGTTGTGGTGGGCGTTGACCCATCCGGCTCTGGTGATGTGGACAACGCGGACAACGACGCAATCGGCATCGTGGTCGGCGGCCTCGGCACAGATGGAAACGCCTACCTGCTGGAGGACTGCACGGTCAAAGCCGGCCCCGCAACGTGGGGGCGCATCGCAGTCAGTGCATGGCAGCGCCACGAAGGCGACGCGATTGTCGGAGAGACGAACTATGGCGGCGAGATGGTGATGCAGACCATCCGCTCAGCCGCGGCCGCAGAGGGCGTGCGCCCCACTGTGAAGAAGGTAACCGCCTCTCGGGGAAAGGTGCAGCGGGCAGAGCCTTTCAGCGCCTTGTACGAGCAAGGAAAGATCAGGCACGCAGGCGACTTCAGGGAACTAGAGGACGAAATGACCGCATTCAGCACTTACGGCTACTTGGGGGAGAACTCTCCCAACCGGGCTGATGCTTGGTTTTGGGTGCTGGCCGAACTGTTCCCGGGTCTGGTGAAGACAGCCAAGAAGGATGAGGGCGAGAAGAAGAAGCACACGCCTCGCCTTGTGATGTCTGATGGCTGGATGGGCTGAGCATGGCAAAGACCGTAATCCAGCAGCTGCAAGACTTCATGCGGCTCGCCATCGACGCGGAGTCGTCAAACCGAGTGGCGGCACAGGAGGACTTGAAGTTCGCATCTGGCGACCAGTGGCCCTCCAATATCAAGCAGCAGCGTGAATTAGACCGCCGCCCGTGTCTCACCATCAACAAGACGGACACGTTCGTTCGCTCGGTGGTGAACAACATGCGCCAGCAGCGCCCCCGGATCAAGGTGCATCCGGTTGCTGACGCCACCAAGAGCCAGGCCGAGGTGCGGCAGGGGTTGATCCGGCACATCGAGGTTCAGAGCAACGCGGAAGCGGCTTACGACACTGGGGCGGACTACCAGGTGCGCATGGGCTGGGGTTATTGGCGCATCTTGTCGGAGTACAGCGAGCCCACCAGTTGGGAGCAGGACCTGTGCATCAAGCGCATCCGCAACCCATTCTCTGTGTACTTCGACCCGTCTAGCATCGAGCCGGATGGGTTGGATGCCACGCGTTGCGCGATCACGGGGAAGATGCGCAAGGAGGAGTTCAGCGCCAAGTACCCGGGCAAGAAGGTCAGTAGCTGGACTCTGGTGGGCCCCGGGGACGACATCCCGACGAAGGACGAGATCATGCTGATCGAGTTCATTCGCCTGGAGCAGAAGCCAACCGAGCTATGGCGACTGTCCGATGGCTCCAGCCAGTGGGCGGACGTGGAGAGTGAGGAGGAGTTGAAGGGGCGCGGCCTGATCGTCATTGATCGCCGCCAGTCCATGAAGACTCAGCTTCGGTGGTCCCTGTGCAGCGGAGCCGAGGAGGTTGATAAGCGCGACCTCCCTGGTCGGTTCCTCGGGGTGATTCCGGTCTATGGCGCGGAACTCGTTGACGCTGGCAAAGTGGTCCGATATGGCATGGTCCGCATGCTGAAGGACCCGCAGAAGATGTACAACTTCTGGCGGACGATGGAGACGGAGTTTGTCGCTCTTGCTCCTAAGGCTCCTTGGGTCATCGCAGAGGGGCAGGTCGAAGGGTATGAAGACGAGTGGAACGCGGCAAACGTCAAGAACTACAGCCGCCTCGTCTACAAGCCAATAAATGATGAGCAGGGAAATGCTGTACCGCCTCCTCAGCGCCAGCAGCCACAAGCCGTTCCCGCAGCACAGGTAAACGCCGCCATGATGGCGAGCGAAGACCTGAAGGCGGTAGCCGGCATGTTCGACCCGGCTCTAGGGGCTGATGGCCAGGAAACGTCCGGCGTGATGGTGGCGAACCGGCAGAAGCAGTCTGACCTGTCGAACTACCACTTCTACGACAACCTTACCCGCTCCATCCGGGCGACCGGGATTGTGCTGGACGACCTGATCCCGCACTACTACGACACCCAGCGGGTGATTCGCATCCTTGGTGAAGATGGCACGCCCGATTCGGTGACGATCAACGAGCAAGCCATCGGCAAGGTGCTCAACGACGTTACCGGCGGCAAGTACGACGTTGTGATGGACACAGGCCCGGGCTACGACACCAGGCGCATGGAGGCGCGCGATGCGATGCTGGAGCTGCTGAAGGCGTTCCCGCAGATTGCGAGCGTCGGGGGTGACCTCATCATCCGCCAGTTTGACGCCCCGGGTATGGACGCTTTGGCGGATCGTGTCGCCTCGATGATCCCGGCGGCGCAGGCCGAGAAGCAGCTTCCGAAGGACATGGACCCGCAAGTGCGCAAGTTCGTGGCCGGCATTCTCACGCAAATGCAGCAATACAAGCAGGTTGCCCAGCAGCTCCAGCAAGAGAAAGAGGCGAAGCTTGTTGGCCTTCAGGAGAAGGAGCACGCCACCACGGTGCGCGACATGCTCAAGGAAGACGCGGAAACTGAGCGCCTGCGCATCAAGGAAGCGGGCGAGGATCGCCGCCAGCAGCGCGACATCAACGCCGATGTGTCGATGAACACGCAGGACAACCGCACCAGCATGGTAGAGACGTTCGCCACGCTGGAGGCTAACGAAAAGATCGCGCGCCAGAAGGCGCAGCAACACGGTATGCCGAACAACAACCGGCCGACCACCCAATAACCCGGACTGGGGCACGTTACGCCCCGAACCGCTGCCAGTCGGCCCACTGGCGAGCCCGCCCTGAGCAATCTCGGCGGGTTTTTTCGTTTCTGGAACGTTATCCATGACCGATGCTGTCCAAACAGCGAACACGACTGACGCGCGTGAAGCGTCTAAGTCTCGCGTAACCACGCAAGAGACGATCCTTGCCAACCTGACCACGCAAAAGGCCGCGTCAGAGCCCGATCCGGAGAAGAAGCCGGATGGTGAGGGCAACAAGGAAGGGGAATCCAAGCCGAAGAAGTCGCCTCAGGAGCGCATTCAAGAGCTTGCGAACAAGCGCAGGGAAGCCGAGGAGAAAGCTGAGGCCGCCGAGCGCAAGGCGCGAGAGCTTGAAGACCGCATCCGGGCGATGTCCGCCACTGCCAAGCCCATGGAGGCTGGTGATCGGCCTTTGCGCTCCCAGTACACCAGCGAAGACGAGTACATCGAGGCGCTGAGCGACTGGAAGGCGAAGGAGGCCATCCGCCGTCGCGAGCAGGAGCAGGAGCAGGCGCGCATTGAAGCCGAACAGGCGGAAATCGCGGCCAATTGGACCAAGCGGCAGGACGCAGCGATGAAGGTACTCCCCGACTACGCCGACGTGATCGGTAAATCGGAAGTGCAGGTTCCTAACCACGTTCACCAAGCCATCTTGGAGAGCGAGCAGGGGCC